CATAATAACTTTATATTATTTTAATTAATCAATTTTAATAATTAATAAATAATAAAATTGATTTAGAAAGAATTTATTATATTTATATATTATAAAAATGTCAGTCGAAGCTTATCAAGAAAAAATAAATTTAGATAAAGCTCTTTACTTGTTAGAAACTTATACAATTGAAAAATTTATGACCATTTACGATGGAAAAAAAGGAGACGCAAAAAAAGAGTTTGATAAAACTATAAAATATTTAAATCATAAAGTTAAACATCCGGATGAGTGGACTCCATATAAATATGTTGGAAAACGAACTGATGGACGGTTATATGGTGTTAATAGTTTACAAACTTTAAAACGAGAAATAAAGGGTTTTTTAACTGAAGGCATCACTACTGATATTGATATGGCTAATTGTCATCCAACTATATTATTGGAATTATGCATATTAAATAATTATGAGTGTCCTAATTTAAAACAGTATGTGAATGATCGTGAAAATACATTAATAAATATTATGGATTTAGATTCTATAAATAGAGAGAAGGCTAAGGAGAAATTATTAACAATTATAAATTACAATAAAAAAATTAATAGTTTAAGTCCTTTTGTTAAAAACTTTGATAAAGAAATTAAAGGATTACAAGCAAAATTTTTAGCAGAACCAAAATATGCTTATATTAAAGAATATGCTAAAAATGAGGGTAATTTAGAAGGGTCATTTATTAATCACATAATTTGTATTAATGAAGAACTTATTTTAAAGTCTATAAGAGATTACTGTTATAAAAATGGTATAAAAATGCATAGTTTATTCTTTGATGGTTTAATGGTTTATGGTGACATCAATAAATCTACATTAGAAGATATGGAAAAACACATTAGAGAAAACACTGATTTTAGTATGATAAAATTAACAATTAAAAAACCTAATCATGATTTTGAAATGTCCGAAGACTTTATACCTAAACAACGGGATAGTTATAATGACCTTAAAAAAGATTTTGAGCTTGTCAATTGTAAGGTTGGTGCTGAATTTGTTTGTGATAAACATAATAATTTTAATGTTTATAGTGACCATGGATTTAAAGTGCTACACGAAGAGCTAACTTATATAAACGAAGAAGGTAAATCAACATCTTTTATAAGCACATGGTTCAAGGACGCATATAAAAGAAAATATGATAAATATGATAGTTTTCCTAAAGATAACTTATGTCCTACTTGGGTATATAATATGTGGGAGAAGTTTCCTGTTCAACTTATGCCTGCTGTTGACAATGCTAAAACTAAGGCAGGATTAGAGTGGTTTTTAAATCATATTAATGTTATGGTTGATTATAATGAGATTCATGCTAATTTTGTTAAGATGTGGATAGCACAGATGTTTCAATATCCAGAAAATAAAAGTATTCATTTAATCTTTATTGGATTAGAAGGTTCAGGTAAAGGAACATTTGTAAAGTTTTTTGAAACACTTATGGGTGGTTCTCATAGATGCTGGGAATGTACTAATCCACAAGAACATATATTTGGTAAATTTAATGATATGATGAAAAAAGCATTTTTAGTCATATTAAATGAAGCAGATAAAAGTGGAACTTTTCATGCACTTAATAGAATGAAAGCACTTGTTAGTGATCCTACGATTGATATTCAACCAAAAGGAAAAACATCGTATACTATGAGATCGTGTCATCGATTTATGTCATTTAGTAATAATCCTGACCCTAATCACAAATTAAAGCGAAGAGATTTAACATTTAGAATGAGTGATGATAAAATTAATAATGTAGCTTATTTTACTGAAGGCAATAGTTATGCTAAAGATTTAGATGTGGCAAAAGCTATTTATGATTACTTTATGGTTTATCCTACTAAACCAAACATAGTTGAAAGTGATATTCCAATAGGCAAATACGATGAGATGCTTAAAGAAACACAGAAAGAACCCATTATGGAATTTATTGAAGAAGTAGTTTATATTGGAAAAGGAATTAGTTATATTCCATCAAATACTTTATATGAGAATTATTTAGATTTTTGCAAACGAAATCATATTCCTTGGACTAAAGATAAAAATTCTTTTACCACACGATTAGGAATGAGAAAATATAATGGATTGAGTAGTGGACCTAAATGGATTCAAGGAAGGAAACAAAATACATGGACTTTTGATTTTAATTTATTAAAACCTCAATTTGCTAGTGAAAATATTGAGGAAGTTTTAGATAGCGATGATGAATATGGCACCATTTAAACAGACCGAGGGAGGGGTGTCTATTATTCTTTATTTTCTATTATTCTTTATTTCTGTTATTTTATAATTTCCTTCCGCCTTCTTCCCTTCCACCCTTTTTATACTCTATAAAATAAATAAAAAAATAATATATAAAATAAGAAAAATTTTATATTTTATTTTAAGAGTGATGGACAAGAAGAAGGTAGGAAGGGACAGAAGGGATGGAAGGAATAACCTCCCCCAGTCCAACTATCCAAATTACGCAACTTTTTTCTCCATACATTATAAATGAAACTACTCTCCATAAAACCTAGCGACCGCCCAACTAAAAAATACGTAGCTACCTTTTGTATGTGTAAAGGAGAAACTAAATGCTGTGACACCGATAGGAAGAAAGTCCATTTTGGTTATAAAGGAAGCAAAACATTTTTAGACCACGGAGACGAAAAGAAGCGTTTAGCTTATGTAGCGAGGCATAAAGTAAATGAGAATTTTAATGACCCCTTAACTCCTGCGAGTTTATCGCGCTGGATTAATTGGAATAAGACGACACTTTCCGCCTCAATTGCGGATTTTAAAAAAAGATTTAATTTATAGAAAATGATTTTGTATAAAAATATTAAATATAGAAAATTTTTTTCTATAACTAATATAAATGACCGACGCCGAAAAAAAGGAAAAAAAGGAGAAAAAAGTTATGACGCCGGAGCGTCTCGAACAATTAGCACGCGCTCGAAAAAGGGCACAGGAAATAAAAGCAGCCGGAGCATTAATTAAAATGGAAGCTAAAATTGCTAATTTAACTACGAATGTAATTGACGAAACTGAGTTGCCTAATAAGGAAACGCAAGAAGCAGTTAAAAAATCTTTAAGTGCCTCCAAAAAAGAACCGAATTTTAATCCTACACCACCTAAAGAAATTGAAAATAAAATAATTAAAGCGGAGTTAGTCGAGAATCCAGTTACGCAAGAATATGTGCCTGAATATAGTCCACGTGTCGATGTAAAACCACCTCCTTTAATAAGACAACCTGCTAATGTTGAACAATTTGAGGAATTTGATGATGACGAAGAACCTGAACCTGAACCCAAACCTATTAAAAAAGTTAAAAGCAAAAAACCAATTAAAACAAAAATTGTAATAGAGCAATCTAGCGATGATGAAGACGAGTTTCATCCACACGAGCATGTAATATTTGTAAAGCGAAAAAGTAAAAATGATAGCAAAGCAAAAGTAGTTCCAGCGGCAACACCGGCACCACCAACATCACCTGTGCGAGGACAAAGGGAAAATATTGTCATTCAACAACAAGCACAACGTCAACTACCAACTTTTCCGTTAGAAAATACTATGAATGATTTTATTAATGCTGGATTTACAAATTATAGAAAATATTATTAATATATATAATGTTATCTACTCAAAGTATAAAAGGTTTGCAAATAGTGCCTCCAAAAGAAACAAGCGGAGCATATGAAACAGCACCAGACATGCCAAAGATGCATTGCGTAACTGTTATAGTAGGAAAGCGTGCCGCAGGCAAATCGGTTGCTGCTATTAATTTAATTGAGAAAATGGGTTATGATTATACTATTGCTGTTAGTCCTACTATGAATTCAAATAAAGAATTAATGAGCAGATTAAATATTGAACACACATTTGATGATCCTGATGATTTAACTTGTGTTGATAAAATAAAGGAAATTGTAAATGAAGAAGCACGAGACCTTGAGAGATATAGGCACGAAATGAAAGAATATAATAAATTAATGAATGATATTAAAAATGGTAAGTCATTAGATGATAATATGTTATTAAAATTTTTTGATACAAATACTTATGGATTAAATGATTTTGTAAAACCAAAACATAGATGGAATGGACGCAAACCTCGTATAGCTGTCATATTTGACGATATGTTGGGTTCATTAATTTATAGTCGTCCGAGAAAAATTAACGCTCTTTCAACATATAGTAGACATTTAGGACAATTAGAAGAAGGGGGTTCTATAGGTGTTAGTTTATTCTTTTTAATTCAATCATTTAAATGTCAAACTGGGGGCCTGAATCGCGTAATTAGAAATCAATGTACACAATTAATAGTATTTAAAACTAAAGATAATAAGGAATTAGATGACATTGCTGATTCTTGCGGTGGAGAGATTAGCAAAGACAAATTTATTCAAGTTTATGATTATGCCATTGAAACAGGAGGAGACCACCCATTTCTCTTCATCGATTTACATAAGAAACCAAATCATCCCAGCATGTTTAGAGTAAATTTCGATAAATTTATCATAGTTGATGAATTAAATAAAAAAGATGAAATAAAATAATAATATTTGAATATTATATAAAGATGAGAAAAGGGGCTTTAAGCGATAAGATGCAATTAATGAAACACACAGAGCTTCGCAGACCACCTATTAACATAGCACACTCGCTTCATAGTATTTCTCTCGATAAGACCATCTTCCACGGCATCAAACCTTTACGTGGTGGTTCGCATATCAAATCAACAGGTACAGGTAGACACGATATTAATAATTTAAGTCTAATTACTCCTGTTGATTATCGTGGTGGTTTAGATGCTTATAACAAAGAAGTTCAAGCAAAAAAACAACATACGCCAATTGTTGATAAAAAAATACCAAATGTTTCTGATAGAATTGAGAGAACATTACGTTCTATGTCAAATGGATCGGATGAAACCTTTGAAGCATTAATTGATTTACTTCAATTGCGAACTGGTTTAAGCAAACAGCGCTGGCATTTTCACGATGGTGACATTTTAGAAGCGTTGAATCGCCATTACCGCAAATCACCAGAACAGCTTATGATCGTTGAGAACGCATATAAAAATGCGTAATTAATATTTAGAAATAATATATTTATAATATATAAATATGGACATTAGTGGCCTTCCAAGACATAAATCAGAAAACCATTTTAACTATAATGAAGATGATTTAGCTGAAAAAGCGTTAGCACTTGAAAAGATGAAAACTATTTACCCAACAGTCCCATTGTATTATGCTGAAATGGTATATGATCTTTGCAAAAACAATGCCCAAGCAAAAATTGATGAAATTAAAAAGAAAATTGAAAGCACTCCATTTAAATATGATTATAGCAATCTCCAAGAAGAATTAAATAAAGTGAAAGAGCGCTCAGAGGAGAGCGCACCTCCTTAAACAAAGTTTTTGGCTCAACCTTTTTTAAAGGTTGAATTTAATTTAAAAACTATTATATATAATATTTGTTTTATATATAATGGCTCAATCTTCTCGATTTGAAGGACAACAAATAGTTAATAGCATTAATTTTTTTGTTGATACTGAGCGAAGCTCTGTTGTAAGCGATACACAAAGTAAAGGTGATGATGTTCATTATAATTTTGAGGGCAATACTATTGAATGTAAAGACGGCGAAGTTATAAGAGTTTCATTAGTTGATTTTCATATGCCAAATAACTTATACAATATTGATGCGCGAAACTCACAGGGAACTATTATATGCTCAGTTAATGGAACAGCAATGGCTGCTGGTCAAGTTCATAATTTGCTAGAACGTGGTAATTATTATGATATAGATGATATAGCCCTTAATTTTGCGACCAACTTAGGAGCTCGCTTAATAGCACTCACAGGAATGCCTTCTGGAATAACACTAACTAGTATTGTTAATAATAATTTAGTAGCACAAAATACAGCAGTTCAACATTTTACTAATGTGGTTGGAGCTTTATCTCCCCTCCCACAGCTATTCACAACAGCATTAACAGGCAAACCAGAAAAAAAACTATTAGATGTTACACTTACATTTAGTGTACCACATACAATTACTAATTTAAAAATCAGTTGCCAATCAGCAAACGGCGAGTTATATTTAGTATTAGGTGGAGAACGTGGAGATAATGTTAATACACTAGATAATAGTTTTAAAATTACAACAACATCATCCACTATTACAGTTCAAGGTTATTTTCCAATGCAACTTATCACAGAACCACATGTTTATTTACGATGCACATTAGGACAAAATGGTTTAGAAAGTTCTATTTTAGCAAGTGATGAAACTGTATATAATAATGATATTGTTGGTTCTAATATATTAGCGAAAATTGCTCGCACCACAGAAAGTTTTAGTTATGCTGGAAACTCGCAACACGAGTTTTTTATAACACTTCAACAGCGAAAATTAAATAGCATTGGTTTATTTTTAACAGACAGCAAAAGTCGTCCATTAAGTCGCCCAAAAAATTCTGGAAGTGGAACAGCCGCAGGTTTAGAAACAACATCATCAAGTGAAGTAACTTATGAAAAAGAAACACAATCAACAAAAGGCAATTTATATTTTACAGCAACGCTTAGAATTGATATAGTAAAAGTATATAATCCAAATACGTTACAATCTGAACCGCCAGCACTCCCTTCAATTCCAAGAAAAGCAAGTGGAGTTTTAAGTTTTGGAAGTCCAACTGGATTTAACTAATTTGAAATTAAATTAAAATTAAATTTAAAAATTAAATCAATTTTTTTTTATATAGTGCTATTATATAAAAAGAATGTCGAGTGGCTTGCCTCCAAATGTCAGCTATTTTATGTCCAGACTTCAAGGTGTCTCTACGTCTCATTTTAAGATATTTCCGCAGAACAGCGGTTCTCAGTCTGCTAACAAAATCATTCGCTTTGAACTTCCTTCCAATACGCTTTTAAATTTAAAATCGTGCCGTATGTTATTCAATGTTACTACTACAGCAACTGGTTCGGTTACACAAGCTCGCCTTCCAAATGACACACGCTCGTTTGTTGATCGTATGGCTATTTATATGGGTGGTGTATTAGTCCAAAACTCATTCTCTAACTACAATACACTAGTTCATGCTAAAAAAGCACTTGGTGCTGACCGATGCTCCGACTTAACTTTAACTCATCCAGAAATTTGCCGAACACACTCATACCACACTGGTGCTGCTTTTGGTACTCCTGCGACAAAAGATGAAACTATTCATGAAACTTATGATTCACTTGCAAATCAGTTAGCTATTACTGATTGGGAAGGTTTCTTAGGAACAGCGGAACCAGGTATTATTGATACTGGTTTATTTCCCCAAATTACTATTGAAATCACATTAGCTGATAATGTTATACTTCCCCAATGCGTTTTTGCGCCTTCAACAGCTCTTGCTTTAGCAACAACTGCTACAACTGGTGGAATTGCGGCGGTAGGTGCTGGAACCGCGTCTTACACTATGGATAATATTACTATGCAAGTTGAAGTGCTTGGTATGGCTTCGTCCGTATTAGATGAAGTTGTTGCCCAGCGTATTTCGCAAGTTGGTTATTTATCTATTCCATTCAAAAATTACTTCTCATTCTCGTCGTCGCACTCGTCAACATCGCGCTTTAATGTAAATAGTGCGTCGTGGGATCGCTTGTGGGTTGCTTGGCGTGATGCCAATGGTGGCTCGGTTTCTGGTGCTGTTCCTGTATCTGGTTATAAATTAGCAGGTGCTTTTGCTGCTCCCACTTCTGCTGGGTCTCCAACAGTTGCTATAGGTCTTCCTCAATACGATAGCGGTGGTTCAATAGATACAAACAAAGAAAAATATGTTGCTCGCGCATTCAACTTTGTTGAGCCATTATTAGCTGGTCAAACTGTTTCTAACTATCAGTTACAGATTAACTCGGCAAATTACCCAGCCTACAAATTAACTGTTCCTGAAGCATTTGCGTTAACAATGAACTCGATTGATGTTTATGATAAAACTCGTGTTATGTCATTAGACCAATATCGCGATAATTACTTCGTCCATTGCTATCGCTTCTGCTTACCAGAAAGTGACTATTCACGTTTAAGTTCAGGATTAGACACTCGGGCAACAAGTGCACAGTGTGCGCTAGTCACAGAAAATGTAACAACAAGCACTCCTTGCTTCATCTTTGCGGAGGTTACTTCAGAGCTGAGGGTCGCAAACAGGGCAATAGAAGTAATTGTTTAATTGAAGTAATAATCAATTATTATTTCTAAAAAAAATTGATTAAATCTCTCAATATTAAAATTATAAATCTATAAAATTTATAATATTAATATATATAAATGAATTATTCGACCTTAAACGGAGCATTTGGCGCACAAGAAGGCAATTATAGCGAATATTTTCCAAGACAAGCAACTAATGAATTAAATATTAAAAATAACAATGTTCGTAGTCCATTAGAAGGATTAGGAGATCGATTAACTTTTCCGAGAGATTTAAATGATACAGTATCAGCACGCAACCCAGCCAAACAATTACTCAATTTAGATTATAATCCATTTCAACATTTCTCTCGACCAGAAGCATCACGAACTGCTGGAATGTATCCTCAACAAGGTTATGCTCGCAACCAACCATTAGGTTTAGCATTTGACCCAGAACACCCACTCAATCTTCCAGTAATGCCTATTGCTGGTTATTATGACACAATGCAAAAAAATATATTAGGCAATTTAAATTAAATGTGGCAATAATTCTTCTAAAACTATTATATAGTTAACCATGAATTCAAAATATGCTGGCTCACTTGGTAATCAACGACTTATTAAAGAAGTTAAACGCATGGCTCATAATATAACTAGTTCTCAAATCATAGATGGAACAATCGGCGCTCAAGACCTTGACACTAACTTAATAAATGCAATAGCAGCACAAATAGGAGTATTTGAAATAACAAACACTACTGCTAATTTTTTTTTTGTAACAATGAGTGATGGCAATGGAAATCACGTCTTTACAGATGTTTTTGTAGATGCTGGAACAACGGAATACATTCCTTATGCTCTTCCAGCAAATTTTATAACAATTACTTATGAACTAACAACAAGTAATGGAATAAACAATTATACAACAAGTTATCCTTCGCATAATGGAATAATTAATGATGCATTAGCACAAAATATAATTTCATTTAATATACAACGAAGTCATCAAAATTATTTACAAATAAGCATAGACCCTTAGAATTATTTTTTCTAAAAGTAATATAAAAGTATTATATATAGTAAATGAACTCTAAATTTAATGGTTCAATGGGATTTCAGCGGTTAATTAAAGAAATTAAAAGAGATGTAGGAGGAGCACCAGGTTCAGATAGTGTTACTTCATTAACAATAGTTGATGGTTCAATAACATCAGAAGACATAAGTGCTAATTCTATTAATTCATCACATATAATGGATGGGTCTATTATGTCTGTAGACATAAGTAATAATGCTATTATTACCGAAAAAATTAATAATTTAGCAATTACTACTGAAAAAATTGCTGATTTAAATGTTACAGAGGGAAAAATAGGTGCTTTAGCGGTCACAGAAGGAAAAATAGCTGATGAAGCAGTTTCATCACGCACTATTGGTGATTTAGCAGTTACTAGTGTAAAAATTGCTAATTTAAATGTAACTACTGGAAAAATTGCTGATTTAAATATTACAGAAGGAAAAATTGCTAATTTAAATGTTACTACAGCAAAGATTGCTGATTTAGCAGTCACAGATGCTAAAATTAAGAATACAACAATTAGTCTTGGTAAATTAACAGCAGGTGCTATAGCATCTTTACAAACAACACCAGCAAATTCTATTGATAGCAGTCATATAATAAATGGCTCAATAACAGGAGGAACTATTGGTGCTGGAACAATAGACATAAGTAATTTATCGGCAAGTGCTATTTCTACTTTACAAACAACACCATTACAATCTGTAGGTAGTAATGAAATAATATTATTTTCAATAAAAGGAGTAAATATACAATCAGGAACAATTGAATCAATCCATTTATCAGCAGCCACTATTGCTTCTTTACAAACAACACCAGCAAACTCTATTAATTCAAGTCATATACAAAATGGAACAATATTAGGAGAGGATATAAGTAATAATGCTATTACTAATACTAAAATAGCAGATTTTTCTATAAGTAATAGTAAATTACAAGACGATAGTATTGATAGTCGTAAAATAATAGCAGGTTCAATTTTAGGAACTGATATAGCAACTAATCAAATTGGAGTTAGTCATTTAACAGGAACAGCATATTTAGATTTAACAACAACTCAGGCACCTGATAGTATTAATAGTAGTCATATACAAGATGGGTCTATTTTAGGGAATGATATAAGTAATAATGCTATTACTACTACTAAAATTGCTGATGGTAATGTTACTTATGCTAAATTAAATAGTGATGTTACTTCATTAATTAATAGTAATATAGTTAGAAACTTTATTGGTCAAACAGGAACTGTTACAAGTGTATTAATACCAATTGATTTAGTTAATAATGAGTTTGTAGATGTTGATGTAAGTGTTAGATTTGTAACTTCATTTGCTCCAAATAATAGATTATGGGCTCAGTTTTATAATGGTAGTTATTATAATTGGATATTTTATAGGATTTCAGGTCAAGCTAATGCAACAACTAATCCTTGGGTTTATTATGGTGACCCTTATAAGGGTATGACGATGTGGGATATGACTAATGAGGTTTATTGGAGGGCAGCCAATTTAACAATGAGAATATATAAAAGTCTGGAAACAGCAAGTGACCCAAGATTATATAATGTAGAAGGGAATAGTATATGGTCTATTGCTGGAATTGGGAAAACGCAAGGAACTATTCATGGTAGTATTGATTATAGACCAACACATTTATATTTATGGGTTCCTACAGGTTGTTCGTTTGTTGCTAAATCTCATGTAACTAATTATAAGTAGAGCGGATTTGACTATTAAGTTCTTCTATATGTTTAAGTAGGTCTTCGTATGCTTTTTGATGTTGCTCGTATATTAGTTCAACCCCTGAAGGGTCAAGTTTTGGATTACTTGCTTTTATAGAATCTAATGTATTTTGTTTTTGCGTGGCTTTGTCTATTACTTCCATTTTATATATTAACTATAATATTTTATTCAATAAATCTCTCTATTTTATTTTATAAAAAGTCAAATTTTTTATAAAGTCTTATATATATTAAATGCCTAATGACCCAAGATTAAAGTTTAAGAAGAAAGTATATGACGCAAGTCGTAATATTATATATTTTCAGGGTTCAGGCGGAGGAGGAAGACTAAGGTCAATATTTGAAGATGGCACACCAACAGACGAAGGTGGAGGAGACACAGGAGGTGGAGGCACAGGAGGCGGAGGTGAAGGTGGAGGAGGAGTTGTTCCTTACACTCCGCGTGACATTCCAGTAATCCCACAACCAATAAAACCAACTTTAGACCCTGGTGCCATATCTGGAATTACAATTGGTTCAGTTGCTGCTGCTGCTGCTTTAACAGAGGCGGCACGGCGAACCCTTAATGCACAACGACAACGACAACAAGGTTTTGCTGAAATTTCACAAAAAGATTTGAGTAGCAGACAAAGCGGAACGAGCAGAAGAACAACGAGCAAACGAGCAGCGGCACGTGGAGCTAGCGGAGCTATTTCAAGAACAATTGAAACAACAGGTCAAGCATTTGAGATGATGACACCAACACGAGCAGCAGGTTATAGTAATGTTCCAATTCAGGCAGAAATGGTGCCACCAAGTGGCGCAATAACACCAGTGGCAGACCTTCAACGAGCATCAAGTCGTTCATCAAGCGGAGCATCAACTCCTTCATCAAGCGGATCATCAACTCCTTCATCAAGCGGAGCATCAACTCCTTCATTATCCGAATTAAGCTCTCTTACCCCAGACACTCGTGGATTTAGACAACAATTGTCAGCATTAGTACCAGTAGAAACACCAGCAATTCCTCGCAGACCAAATGTTCCTATAAATTTAGAAGAAAAACTTATTTCATTAAAATCAGAACTAGTAAATCCAAGTATTAGTGAAGCACGCTCTAAAACTATACAAAGTGAGATTAGAATTATAGAACGCGAACTAGCCAATCGCCCACTTGAAGAACGCATTAATTTAGCAATAAATACACCAGCACCAGCACCAGCACCAGCACCGGCAGAAAGACCAGCACCAAAACCAAAACCAACACCGGCAGAAAGACCAGCACCACCACCAGACTCAGTTGCGTCTAGAACGCGAAGCAGAGAAGGAACTAAATTAAATCAAGAATTAGAACTAGCAAAAATACAACAAGATTTTAATAGACTTCAAGCAAAAATACCCCAAACAGAAAGAGCATTTGAAGTAGCACAACTTGCCGAAGCTGATTTAGCAAAAATAAATGTTCCAAAACAAGAGATTTATTTAAAAAAACAATTCACATCTAGTTTAAACAAATTAGACAAAATAGAAGCAGAAATAGAGTTAAAATTACTTAATCCACAAATTCCTCGAGAACAAAGAATAGCACTTATTGCCCAACAAGAACGAGTTAGAGAACAGATTGCTACTATTGAGGAACTACAAAGTTCTCGTATAAACAAAACAATAACAAGTGAAGTAAATACAAGCGTTTCTGCGCCAGTAAATGATAATATGAGGGCAACACAACCAACACGAGAATTTGAAGCACAATTAAGACCAGTAACAGCAGAAATAGAAATGCGACCAACAGGAAGAAATTATTTACCTGATATTGCGGAAATAGTCCAAACAAAAATGCAACAAATGGGTTCTCGTAGACCCTTAGAACGCGGCGCACAAATAGTTTCAATAGAACCATCAACAGCAGGAAAAGCAGCATTAGAACGCGCAAGAGCAGCACCAGGAGGGTTAAGCACAGATAGACCAGCACCAAGCGCAGCGACTACAACGTTAGTTCAAACAGAACAAGAACAACTTGAAAACGCATTAAGACAAAGTGCATTAGAAGCAGGCGTTCCTTATGAAAGGGGCGAAAGTGCTGCTACAAGTAGTGGACTAACTGCCGAACAATTACAACCACAAGGATCAAGACAAACAGAAGCATCGGTGTCAGTAGTAGAACAACCTCGCGTAGGAAAAGGAAAAGGATTGGCTTCAGGTGCTAGAGAACGAATAATACCACAAGAACGACCAGCACCAGCACCAGCACCAGTAGAACGACCAGCACCAGTAGAACGCCTAGCACCAGCAGTCCGCACAGAAACCGCCGTTGATAGATTTAATAAGATTTACGACACAATGATAGAGGGTCATAGAGCTGCTGGATTTGAAATACCAACTGCTCCCGAAGGAATGACTGGGATAGAAAGACAAAAACATATTATGGATGAAATAATTAGAGAAACAGATAGAGCAGGTAATAAAATAACTGAAGCAATAGACACACCAAAAGAAAGAATACTTACACCAGAAGAAGCATTTGCCAAAATAGAAACTGAATATACTAAAGCATTAAATGACCCAAACACACGACGACCAGTAGAAGCAATAGCACCAGAAGAACATATAGGAACAGCGGTTCCTAAAGGAAAAAAAGGAAAATTAACTAAAAAAACAGGACTTTTAGCAACTGAAGAACAACGCTTACGACCAACAGCATTAGCAGGAGAAGCACAAGGAAGAGTGAGAGCAGGAGCGCCAGCAGAAGTAAGAGCAACAGCACCTGAAGCACGAGTAGCAGCACCTGAAGCGCGAATAGCAGCATCAGCGCCAGAAGCAATGTCTGCGCGTTCAGCTCTTGCTCCAGAATTGTCGGCACGAACACCAACATTAGCACCTCCAGAACCAGTAGCACGAGGACGAGTTCTTTCACAAGTTCAATCAATAAACACAACTGGAAAACCGCTACCACCAACAGAAACACCAACACCATCAGCACCCCCATCAGCACCAGAGTCTGAAGTAGCAACACCAAGAGAAGGCATCGTTAGAGAGCGAACACCTGCCGAGCGAGCTGCTTTTGCTGAAGAAGTCAGCGCAGGACTAAGTAAAAAACCTTCACGAGCAAAAGCAAGAATTACTAATGGTAAAACAAAAACAACAACTAATCCATTAGAAAGATTTGTAGCTCCAGAATTTCGCAATGCGCCAAATTTTGAAATTCATCCAGGTGCTAAAGGATTGCGAGGTGCGCTAAGTGAATTAGGTGCGCGTGTTCCAAGATTAGTTCCAACGCGACAAGTTTTATTAAATGCTGGAGGAGCTTTAGCAGCCGAAGGAGGAGGTATGGTTGCTGGTTTTTTTGCTGGAAGCGAAGCAGGAAAAGCAATGGCAAAATACTTTGCTACACATCCGCCAAAAAATAGAGGTGAAGAGTTCGGACAAGCATTAGCAACAAGTATGGTAGCATTAGGTGTTGGTAATTTAGTATCAAAAGTAATAACTTATGTTATAAAACAAGGAATACGAGTAGCCGCTGGCGCAGCTGTTTCAGGTTCAATTAGTTCAGCAGGGGCGGCTGGAGGCACCGCAATTCTTGAAGCCGCTTTATTCGCAACAGTAGCCACAACCGCCCAATATTTTACAACAAAAGCATTAGAAGATGCTGGATACTCCCATGAATACTCTCGGTCACAAGGATCGTTAGCAGCCACAACCGCATTAATGGAATTAGAAATGGCCTCGTGGTTATTAAAAGGCGGTCCATTAAATCCATACGCAAGTGCATCATATATAGTTTCCGAATTATTTATTATAGGTTTTGGTGTTTGGTCTTATTTTGAAGAAAAGAAAGAAGGTGCTGAAGAAGACAGACAAGAAGCCGAACAAAGAGAAGAACAGCAAAGAGCAATTCGCGAGCGACAAGAAGCTATTGATACATTAAATAGAAACAATGTTAAACGCTCTGAATTTATGATAGCATTAGAAACACACGATTATGATTTTGATAAACTTTATGCTACATTAACAGAAGAAGATAGAATAGCGATGAATATAAATACTCCTGAAACTAAAGCAGCATTTCAACGCCAAGTTGAATCGGCATTTGACCCATTTAGCATGTTTGAAGTTCCTGAAAGTGGGCTAGTAACACAACCAGTATTAGATCCAATAGAATTAGAGCGACGCGAAGTTTTTAATAATTATATTAATTGGTATCTTGGAGAACTAAGAGGTGACACTCAACCACCTTTTAATTTTGATGACCCTAAAGTTCGTGAATTAGATAATTATAGTGGGGGTACTTGGAGAAGTGCGGCACAAGTTAGTGCTACAACAAGTCATATGCAATCGCAGCGAGTTCATCCATTAATAGAAAAAGCACAAAATGAAATAGTCGAGGCTTTTCACAATGAGCGTAAAACAATTGATGAAATGGATCCTGTTACAGTTCGCTATGCCAATTTAGATCCTAATTTTGCTGAGAATTACGAAAAGTATATAGTAGCTGATGCACAATCACAAATATTATTACAATTTAATGAAACACAACATACGTATAATGATATGGATCCTAAACTTGTAGCAATTGCTATGCGAGACCCTAATTTTCAAGGGGCAGCCGATGCTTATTATCAAACATTAGCAAATCAAGCACGTGATTATAATTTAACAATAAGTCAAGTTGCTCACTTAAATTCATTGATGGAAAACGAACAATCAGTTGAACTTGGAAAATTAAATGATGCTCGCACTTTAATAATACAAAAAAATATGGCAGAAAATCAAGCTCAAATAGATGCTTATAATGCTAACATATTACGAGCAATAAATGTATATGGGGACAACTTTGAAGCAATTATTAGAAATATTAATGAACAATCACTTCTCTCAGGACATACATTTTTATATGCTTCTAATCGTGCTGACCTTTATCAACAACTTCATTTAGAAATGCCTGAATTAGAATTAATTGACCCAGACGATGAGCTAACTAAAGGACCTGATGCTACATGGCACCCAGCCAAAGGTAGGAAACTAGGTGATACCGCATTGTATGGTTATAGATATGGTTTAGTAGATGAGCAATATCAAGAATTATTAGATATGATTGCGAGGGGCGAAATAACTTGGGCTGATGAAGAAGACCAAGCACGCATTATAAAAGAACGCGATAGATTTAAATATGAGGAAACAGATAAAGAGCGTGCGGAGAGTTTAGGAATGACACTAACTGAATATTACGACAAGTTTGGAATACCAGTAGACCCATATGAAATGGAAATTGTAGAATTTACTACGCTAAAACAACCACCGACAAATGGAAGAGTGCGACAACCTGATGGATCTATTTATACTTATAGAAATGGAGTATTAGTTAATAAACAAAAACCAACTAAAGCACCAGTAGTTCCTTATGACCCATCATTAGAAAAACAACCAGATGGTGAAATAACAATGCCTGATGGTTCTGTTAGAACCTATGAAGGCGGTAAAGTTATAAAAGTACGTTATCCTGCTGGAACCTCACCAAATCAAGCATTAACACCAGACCAAATTAACGCTCGAGAAGGCATTATAAGTTATAATGAACTCCAAACACTTTATCCAGACGCATATCAAAGCTTAGTCAGGAAATATGCCGGAGACCCTGATGCGGATGCTAAGATTGAAGCAACATTAAGACGAGGACATAAAACACAAACACCAACACAACCAGTTTCAAATGTATTATATAATGGCGAACGAGTAATGCCTGATGGAACAACACGCTATTATGAAGATGGTAAGGTGACAATGATAAATTATCCATTTGGTTTTCCGAGAGAACAAATGATAACAGACCTTAAAACTCTTAATAGAAATGAAGGTCTTTATTATGAACCAACAACAACAGCACCAGTAACGCCAACAGAACCAAGCGGAGAACCATTAAAAAATGGAATAGTTAATATGCCTGATGGTTCAACGCGAATATATAAAAATGGATTAATCACAGAAATTAATTATCCTGTGGGAGCGCAATTAGGTGGTCAAAAATCAGTTGCTCAAATAAATGCCGAAGAAGGACAACGAACTGCGTCATATAATGGACCAGGAATAACACCAGTAACACCAGAAACTCCAACTACTTCACTTCAACAGGGGCTTGTTAAAATGCCTGATGGTTCAAAACGAATGTATGTAGATGGAAAGGTTGTGTCGGTTGCTTATCCTGATGGAGTAACAGGACCAACAATTAATGAAATTAATGCGGCAGAAGGAACAAAAGAAGCAACACCGAGAATAGAAAATCCAATGGACGCAATAAATGATTTATTTAAAGGAAAGACACCAAAAGAACCAGTAGCACCAGCACCAGCACCAGCACCAGCACCGGCACCTGAAGAAGATGTAGTATTAGGAAATAGATTAGATAGTTTAATAGGAAAAAAAACACCAGCACCAGCACCAGCACCAGCACCAGCACCAGCACCAGCACCAGCACCAGCACCAGCACCGGCACCAGCAGTGCCAAATAAAATGGATATTATAAAGGGAACACAAGCAGCAGCAACAAATTAAATATAATTTGGTAATACCTTTTCTAAAGGTATTATATAAATGGAAGAACCAGTTGAAGAGGAGGAAACTAAAGAAGAACCTCAAGCATTAGCAGAAGACCCAGCAATTGCCGCCTATAGAGCAAGTGGAGATGCTGACATGGGAGCATCAGCAAAACTATCATATGTTCACGAATTAAATATAATAAAAAATAGTTCAACCGCAAATGAAGAAACAAATAAACAAATAAAAACCGCTCTTGGAGAGAATCATAATTTAGTTCCAGAGTTTAGTGATAGAGATGCGTTAACAATAAAAAGACCAAATGGCGATTATATATTAGCAGTACGAGGAACAAGACCAACCAATATTTCAGATTTAATTTCAGATGATCAAATATTATTAAATACAAAAGTTAACAGAGTTGAGAAAGTAGATAAAATATATAATGCTTTACGACAGAAAAATCCAAATTCTAAAATCACGATCACAGGACATAGTTTAGGGGGTTATGTGGCAAACGCTATTGCTGATAAATATGAGTTTAAAGATAAAAAATTAGATATGGTTGGATTTGATGTTGCCGCTTCGCCTCTTGGAATTCCTGATATGTTAATTCAAGGTGTAGCTCATCATATTAAACAGCCATTACTAGGAGGCAGTGAATATGGTAATCATAGAATATATTTAACAGATACATTTGATACTATAAGTTTTATAAATAAAATAGCTAATTATGATGATGACGTTAAAATATTACCACAAAGAGTTTCTAGAGAGAATTGGTTAGGTAGTCATAGCATTGACAATTATGTATTAGAACCAAGAAAAGCAGTAAAAGCGTATATTCAAAAAACAGAACAAGGAATAAAACGATTTTATAATACACCACAAATACACGTAAAAAAACAAACACAAGAGTTTATACAAGACCTAAGTGATAAGTCAAAAGACTATTGTTCTCTCAATCCTAATTCTCAAAGGTGCAAAACAATAAATAAAAAGTTATAATATATAAATGAATAATACTTGGACGGACGATATTGATGCTGTCTTAAATAATATAAGAATTAATTGTGTCATTCTCTCAAAATTACATAAGCAAAGGTATTTTGAATTAAAGTCAACATTAAAATATTACAGATTACCGGTAATTATATTAAATGGTATAAATAGTATTTTTGCTGTTGGTCTTCAACCTTATATGTATCAAGGAACAATTAGTTTAACAAATTCATTAATAGCATTAACTTGTGGTATAATAGGTAGTATTGAATTATACTTCGGAATTCAAAAAAGATTAGAAAATGATTTAATAAGTCAGAGAGATTATTACCTTCTCTCGGTTGATATATTTAAAACATTAAGTTTAGATAGAATTAATCGCCCGATACCAGCCAAGGACTTTCTAGAAAAGTCATATAATACATATACAAAATTGATTGAGAGTTCAGCAACCCTTAATAAGGTTAAAGGCGATAAATTAATTCCAATAGATTTAACTATAAATGATAATGATGAAATAGTAATAACACCTAATCCAAATGGATTTTGGAACAACCCAATAAATAATTCGACAGCAGAAATAGAGTAATTTATAAATAAAAAATAATTCTATAATTTTTATAAAA